ACTTATGAGTTTCGTGACAATAAGTATTATGGTCTTCCTTTTGAGGTGAATGAAAACATCTCAAAGGAAGGTGTTAAAGATTATATGAATTCTATTTGTAAGTATGCTCCCCGTGATTACCAAGTTGAGGGAGTATACGACGCATTAAGACATAATAGAAAGTTGTTGATATCTCCAACTGCTTCTGGAAAGTCGTTGATGATATACTCGATTGTGAGATATTACGTTGAGAAAGGACAAAATATTCTCGTAGTTGTCCCAACGACATCCCTTGTAGAGCAGATGTATAAAGATTTTGAAGATTATGGGTTTGATGTGGGATCATACTGCCACAAGATTTATGCTGGGAAAGAAAGAGAAACGAATTCTCAGGTAATTATTACTACCTGGCAGTCCATCTACAAACTCCCCCGTCAATACTTTTCAAGATTTAATGTGGTCGTAGGAGATGAAGCACACCAGTTTAAATCAAAGTCATTAGTATCTATAATGACAAAACTTTCTGATGCCAAATACCGTTTTGGATTCACTGGCACCCTAGACGGCACACAAACTCATAAGTGGGTTTTAGAAGGATTGTTTGGACCTTCTTATAAGATTATCAAGACTGATGAGTTGATGAAGAAAGGTCATGTTGCCAAACTTGACATTAATATTCTTCTATTGAAGCATCCACCGAATCGTTTTGAAAATTTTGAAGAAGAAGTCCAGTATATTATCAATCACGAAAAGAGAAATAAGTTTATCAAAAATCTTGCGATAGATCTTAAAGGAAATACTTTAATTCTTTTTGCAAGGGTTGAAGGACACGGACAACCTTTATATGAAATGATAAATAAGAGTATAGGTGAAGATCGTCATGTATTTTTCGTACATGGTGGTGTTGATACTGAAGATAGAGAAAAAGTAAGAGAGATTGCTGAAAAGGAAAATAATGCGATTATTGTTGCTTCATACGGCACTTTTTCAACAGGAATTAATATCAAGAATCTACATAATGTAATCTTTGCTTCTCCATCCAAATCAAGAATCAGAAATCTTCAATCAATCGGAAGAGTCCTAAGAAAAGGAAATAATAAGACAAAGGCAACTCTATATGACATTGCCGATGATATCAGTTATAAGTCAAGAAAGAATTATACTCTTAATCACTTAATTGAAAGAATCAAAGTCTATAATGAAGAAAACTTTAATTATGATATTGTCAACATACCTTTTAAAAACTAATGGGAGATGAGTTTTACGCAATTATAAAACTAGTATCAGGTGAAGAGATTCTATCGTTAGTCTTTGTGGATGAGAATGACGGAGATCCTGTCTTAGTACTTCAGAATCCAGTCACAATGAAGTCTTATAATAATCAACATGGAATGTATCTTAAAGTTAAACCATGGATGGAATTATCCGATGATGATTTCTTTATTGTAAAACTTGATAGAATTATTACAATGACTGAAACTACAGATAAAAGATTATTAGATATCTACAACAACTACATTGAAGATGATGATAGTATTGACGTTTATAATCCTTCAAGTCAAGTAAAACCTTCTTCTAAGATGGGTTATCTCTCTTCCGTTGAAGATGCTCGCAAGAGCCTTGAGAGAATCTTTAAAGGCTTTAAAGAAAGCTAAATCCTCATCTTCAACCGGGACAAAGGTAGTCTACACACAATTTCATACCTTGTCAAGCCCCCTATGATTGTGGTATAATAAGTATAACCTATATTAGATAAGTCCAATGCTATGCCTAAGAAAAAGACAGAACATTATGTAAACAATAAAGAACTTTTAGAAGCGATGGTTGTATATCGTTCTAAAGTTGAAAAATCATTCAATGAGAAATTCAATAGAAACCCCACTAAAGATGATAGGGGTAAGCATTGGGAAGGTAAACCACCAATTCCAAATTATCTTGGAGAATGTTTTTTAAAGATTGCCACTCACCTTTCATATAAACCAAATTTTGTGAATTATATGTTTCGTGAAGATATGATTTCTGACGGCATTGAAAATTGTGTTCACAGATCTACTATTATTCCAACAATTGAATATGGTCCAGTAGAAATTCAAAAATTACTTGGGAAAGTAATTACCGTAAGGTGTAAGGATGGAAAATGGAGAAAAGCACTATGTAAATCATATGGCAAACAAATGCTTTATGAATATGGATTTTCTTCATTTAATGTTCCTGAAAGCGATGTGATTCAAAAAGTAATCTCGACGGATAATCATAGATGGTTTGTATCATCGAGAAGAAATAAAAAAAGATGTCTTGATTATCAAGAACAAGTTGTAACTGATTTGAGAGTAGGTGATTGTTTACAAAATGCCCCAATTGAGAAGTCATATGATAAAACATCTGTTTTACATGGTCTTCTTTATGGGGATGGATCCGGTCACAAATCTGTTGTATATGGAGACCCTTTAGTAGTTTCTCAAGGTTCAAGATATGCTAGGATACGAGTGTGCAAACAAGATTCTGTTAAGGATGAAATTATTTCATTGTTGAATGAATTTGGTTATGAACCAACTTATCCAGAACATGCAAATGGAGATCCTTGTTATTATATTGGAAAATTTCCTCTTGTTAAAGATCTTCCATTTACCACAGATCCTGAATATATTGCTGGATTTATTTACGGGTGGTGGTTGGCGGATGGACATAAAACAACATCTACTAAAAGATTACAAATTAGTACTAGTAATTCTGATGCCGCCAAGTGGTTAATTGAATATTCCCCATATGCTGGATATCATATTATTAGTCATAGAATAGTAACTAGGACGGATACTGACGGATCGTATAAGAACGGTAAAGATTTAAATGTAATTACTCTAGCAAAACCGGAGGATTATGAACCAAAAGTTAGATATATTAAAGAATATGGTGAAGATGATGTATTTTGCCTAGAAGAGAAGGAAACAAATTCATTTGTTTTGGGAAATGGATTATTGACTGGAAATTGTGTTCAATACATTCATAATTTCGATCCAGAGAAGTCAAAGAACCCATTTGCATATTTTACTCAAATCATTCACTACGCATTTTTGAGAAGAATTCAAAAGGAAAAGAAACAATTAGAAATCAAGACCAAGATCATTGAACGCACAGGGTTTGATGAAGTTATGATGGTTGACGACAGTTTGCTTTCTGGGCATAGTAGTGAATACAACAGCATTAAAGATGCTATTCAGTATCGTAATAAGTAAAATACAATCTTGACTCCCCAGTGTTTGCCGTGCTATACTTGAAATCTAGTTAAGGATTATTATGCGTATAGGTGTAATCACAGACACTCATTGGTCGGCTAGGAAAGCTTCCAGGCACTTACATGATTACTTTGAGTTATTTTACAAAAACATCTTCTTCCCTGCCTTAGAAGAAAATAATGTAGAGGCAGTGATTCATATGGGGGATGCCTTTGACAATCGCAAAAGTATTGATTTTTGGGGTCTTGATTGGACACGAAAAGTGGTTTTAGACCCGTTATCAAAATATGAAACTCATATGATTGTTGGTAATCATGATATATTTCTCCGCAATTCCACAGAAATTAATGCTCCAGAGTTGCTACTTAAAGATTATCCAAATATAAAGACTTATAAATCTCCAACAAATACAAAAGTTGGTGGACTTGATATGACTTTTATTCCCTGGATATGTAGTGAAAATTATGATGAGACACTAAAAATAATTAATAAATCAAAAGCAAAAGTTGCCTTCGGTCATCTAGAGCTTCAAGGTTTTCGTGTAAATAGAAACCTGATAATGGAAGATCACGGCACTGATCCTAAAATATTTGATAAGTTTACCAAAGTATTTTCGGGACACTATCACACTCGATCAAATAACGGAAAAGTCTTCTATCTTGGCAATCCTTATGAGATGTATTGGACTGATGTAAATGATACTCGGGGATTTCATATTTTTGATACCGAAACATTAGAGCACACTCCAATCAATAATCCTTATAAATTATTCTATAACATTTATTATGAGGATACCCCTTATCAATTGTTTGATACCACAGAGTATGAAAATAAAATTGTAAAGGTCATTGTCCGTAAGAAATCTAAACCCAAAGATTTTGAAAAGTTTATCGACAAACTTTATACGGCAGGAATCCAAGATCTCAAAATCGTAGAAAACTTTGATATTCAAGAAAACGAAGACTTTGAGATTGATGAAGAAGAAAATACAATGTCTATTCTAAATCGTTATATTGACGAAGCAGAATTTGAATTTGATAAAAACATTATCAAAGGTATTTTTCAAGATCTTTATCGGCAAGCTTGCGAGGTAGAATAAAATGTTTCTCCTTACTCTCAAAGATAGAAAAGACGACGGAGCATATGCCGTCCAAGACCAATACGGACATAAAGTTTTATTTCTTTTTGAGGATGAGGATGATGCTACTCGTTATGCTTTGATGCTAGAAGACCAAGAAGATCAAGAAATGGATGTTGTTGAAGTTGACGACGACCTTGCCATAAAGACTTGTAAACTTTACAACTATAAGTATGCGGTCATAACCCCTGACGATATCGTAATTCCTCCTAAAAATGTTGCTATTTCACAAGATTAAAACTAAATAATAATGCTTATGTGTGGTAACTTAAGCAAAAGATTGGAGGCAGAAATGCCTCTTTTCTTGTATAAATAATATTACCACACATAAAGCAGTATGAATAACTATTACACCTACGCATATTTGCGTGAAGACGGCACACCTTATTATATTGGTAAGGGTAGTGGAAAGAGGAAAAGTGTATTACACAGAGGAAGAAGTCGTAAAGTTGTAATCGCAACACCGACAGAAGATAGAATATTGATACTAAAAGAAAACTTGTCTGAAGAAGAAGCATTCAAGCACGAAAAGTATATGATATCTGTGTTTGGTAGAAAAGATTTAGGCACGGGTATTTTGAGGAATATGTCTGATGGTGGTGAGGGTGCTTCAGGACATAAAAAAAGTGAAGAGTGCAAAAGAAATCAGAGTGAATACTTAAAGAATAATAATCCAATGCATAATCTTGAAGTGAGAGAGAGGATGAGGAAATCAAAGATTGGAAGTAAACAATCACAAGAGACCATTAACAAACGAGCAGAAACTATAAGAAACAAAGGAGGGGTGAAACTAACAGAAGAGCAGAAAGATAAGATAAGTAAAGGTAATAAAGGTAAACCAAAGAGTGAGGCACATAAAGATGCTCTGAGAGTCGCTTGGGTAAGAAGGAAAAATAAAACTTGACTTTCGGGGACATAATATCCTATAATAGTTTTACTGAATGGTGCGATTGTGATTACATTTAAGAAAATCCGTTATAAGAATTTTTTAAGTTCCGCCAATCAATTTACAGAAATTGATTTTCTAAAACATAAAACCAATTTAATTATTGGGGCAAATGGAGCAGGGAAGAGCACTTGCCTTGATGCAATTTGTTTTGTTTTATTCAATCGTGCTTTTCGTAAGATTAATAAACCGCAACTCGTCAACACAACCAACGAAAGGGATTGTTTGGTTGAAATTGAGTTTTCTGTAAATAATCGTGATTACCTTGTCCGTCGTGGTATCAAACCATCTCTATTTGATATTGAAGTTAACGGAATTCCTCTCCATAAGGAGGCAGACGACCGAGCCAATCAAAAAATCTTAGAAGAAAATATTCTTAAGGTAGACTTTCGGAGTTTTACGCAGATTGTAATTCTTGGTAGCAGTACTTTTGTACCTTTTATGCAACTTCCGACAGCACATCGTCGTGAAGTGATTGAAGATCTTCTGGATATTCGTATCTTCTCTGCGATGAATAATCTTATCAAGGATAAGATTCGCACCCAGAAAGATCAGGTTAAATCTCTTGAGTTGCGTAAAGAGAATATCAAGGAAAAGATGAAGATGCAACAAAACTTCATCGATGAGTTGGAGAATCGTGGTAATGCCAATATTAATGCCAACAAAGAAAAGATTGCCAATTTGGATAAAGGAGTTGGTATTTACCTAATCGAGAATGCCAAGATTGAGGAAGATGTTTTTAAGTTTACTAAGGATCAAGAAGAAGTTGTAGGTGCTGGAGATAAGTTAGTAAAACTAAACAATCTTAAAGGTAAAATCTCACAGAAAGTATCTGCTATTACCAAAGAGCATAAGTTTTTTAACGAAAATACGGTATGCCCTACTTGTACTCAAACTATAGAAGAAGAGTTTCGGTTAAATAGAATTACAGACGCTCAAAATAAAGCAAAGGAACTCCAGAAAGGTTATCAAGACCTAGAGGATACTATAAAAATAGAACAGGAGAGAGAGCGTCAATTTATTGCACTTTCCAAGGAGATTACGAAACTCAACCATGAGATTTCTCAAAACAATACTCGGATTAGCCTCAACCAGAGACAAATCAGAGATCTTGAGCATGAAATTCAAACTCTTACCGAGAACCTTGCAAACCGAAATACTGAACATGAGAAACTAGAAGAATTTAAAGAAAATCTCCACAAGACAATAGAAGACCTCTCTACTAAAAAACAAGAAATCGTTTACTACGATTTTGCCTATTCCTTGCTCAAGGATGATGGTGTAAAAACGAAGATTATCAAGAAGTATCTTCCTTTCATAAATCAGCAGGTGAATCGTTATCTTCAAATGATGGACTTTTATATTAATTTTGAATTAGATTCTGAATTTAATGAAAAAGTTAAATCTCCTATTCACGAAGACTTTTCTTATAGTTCTTTTAGTGAAGGAGAAAAGGCACGTATAGACCTTGCATTACTTTTTTCCTGGCGTGAAGTAGCAAGAGTCAAAAACTCCGTAAATTGTAATATTCTTATATTTGATGAAGTTTTTGATGGTTCTCTTGATGGATTTGGTGCCGATGAATTCCTGAAGATTATTCGTTATGTTGTCAAAGACACTAATGTTTTTGTAATTTCTCATAAATCAGATCTTCAGGATAAGTTTGACTCTACGATTAAATTTGAGAAGAAGAGTGGATTTTCTTATAAGACTGAACTATAGGACACTTTCTAAACTGTACCACTTGACTTCTACTAACATAGATAGTAGTGTGTCCCCATCAGCACAGGACTAATGCAAGTACCCAATCGCTATCATCACAGTAAAAAAGAGCAGAAGCGAAAACTCAAACCGCAGGCACTCCGACAAGCAAAAGCACGACGCCAAGCACTCAAGAACCGCCTTTCACGAGGCGGTTCTTTTTATAAATATTTAAAAAGTCTTTATAAAGATGAGAGATAAGGAATTTGTAGATTTAAGAGATGCTTATAAACAGATTTATGAGCATGTTGATGTACATTCGGAAAATAATATTCCGGAAGAGGTTGATATCTATGATCAGGTTCTAGAATATCTTCTAAATGAAGGATACTCTGAAGAAGAATCCAAACAGATCATGATTGAAATTATCAATGAGGCAGGTCTGGGTTCTTTAATTAAGGGTGCAAAAGCAGTAGCAGGATTTATTGCAAAAAGAGCAAAAACACCATTAAGAACTGCAGCTACTGATTCTCTTATTACTAGCACAGCACTAAATCCGGTATCAACTGCTAAAGTTGCAAAAACTATTGCAAAGTCTGCACCATCTCCAGCACCAATAGTTAGAACAGTAAAAGCAACTCCTGCTAGAACTGCTCCAAAAGGTGCAAATAAGATTACAACTAATGTTTGGGATGAACCAACAGCACCTAGCAGTCGTATAAATCCATCCAAACCTTCTGGTACTAAAGTATCTTCTACTAAGGCATTATCTGGCACCCCATCTAGGCCAGCACTTCCTTCTGCAGGAGAAACAACTGTAAGAGCACCTAAACCAACTTTTAAACCAGAAGCACTTCCTAAGGCAACAAAGTCTGCTGAACC